ATTTCGGAGCGTAGTGCGTGACCGTGTCTCGGATTACGAGGGTGTCCCTCTGGACGCGCTCTTCTACAATCCGGACCGGCTCGGCGGTGTACCTTCCGAGTCCGAACATCAAGGCCAAAAGGGCCATAAAAATTATATATATTATTGGCCCTTTCATGCTGTGAACTCGTATACTTTGTCAGTGATACCGTACTGCGGCAGTACGTCAAAATGCAGCCAGCTGACTCCGCCTTCCATGCGTATCGGGCAAGGCAGCAGGTGCGCCATGTTCCTGATGCGCGAGCGTGCCTCTTGCGCCGTGATGCCCTGGACGGTAAAGTCTCCCGCCTTGCCCAGCACGTGGCTGGAAAGGTAGACGCTGCCCTTGTCTCGTACCAGCTCGCAGCGGTTGCATCTCAGGCCGCGCTGATTCGCTCCGTCATGGTTGCAGGTCATGGGAAGCTGGAGGATGTCTCTGCGTATTACCAGCAGGCAGGCGAGATAGTTCGTGTCTAGGAACTGCCAGGCGCGTTCGCCCCATTTGCTGTGGGTGTGCTCGCATACCAGCTCGCGGATCTGGAAGTATTTATGAAGTTCCCGTATTATTTCGTCACGCGTCTGTTTCATCGTTGTCGTCTTTTATTTGGATTTCGGTTTCTCCATGGTTAAAAATTACGTCCTTACCATTTGCGAGGTTTTGTCCTGCGACTGCAAGGGTCGCGAATCCGAGCAATATGCCGGCGGCCGTCAGAACGCTTCCGTCAATTACTCCCATCGGCGGGCAGAAAAATCCGCCGATAAATAAAGCAAGGGCGCAGCCGAGGCATACATAAAAGATGTACTTGTCCGCGTGGTGTTGTTTCTTCATTGGCTGTATTAGGTTTTTTGTGAATGCTCCCCAAGTATGCGCCCCGTCCGAGACGCCTCCCTTGCGCGTCCGCTAGGTTCCGGCGGCGGTCTCGGATCGCGCCGGGCGCCTGGGGAGCTGTATTAACTCATAATTTCTGCGAATTGCGATATAATGTGTGTTGCGATAATTTTAGCTCCCTGGCTTGTTGGATGCACTTCGTCGCCTGATAGTAATCCCGTATACCAAGTTGAGCCTATTTCATCTGCTCCCATTAGTTTTGAAATATCAAGGTATCGGTACCCGCTGGTTCTGATAATTTGGTTTTTATAGTAATTGTTTACGATGGGGGTGTTTGGAATCGTTACAAATACAAGGTTAATCTGGTATTGCTTGCAAAGTTTCACTAATTGCTTATAGTAATAATGCCAGTCCGCGTTGACTGAATCCGCCGCGTCTCCGTCATTCATACCCATGCCCCATATTATAGTTTTAGGAGTATTTGTTAAAAGCTCCCTTTTTAATGATAAAAAGGCTTGCATTGAGTTTCGGCCTGAATACCCGTCAATAAGTATATTATTAGCGCCCAGGTTATACGCATAAGGCGTCCAAAAGTCCAGGTATGAATCCCCGAAGTACCAGATGTTTTTGCCTTTAATTGAAAGCGTGACGTGTGCTTCTTTCATCTCGGCGGTTGTATAAAATGCGACCTCTCCGCTTCCGGCGTTCCACATGATCTCTTTTTCATACCTTCCTTTTGCTGTTTCAATGATAACCTTTGCTTTTCCTGTAATTTCGGCTGTCATCGGTGTTGCACCCACTATTATCGTGATACGTATGAATTCAGACAAAGTAAGGCCGTGCTCGTAGGTATTGTATGCGGTAGGATTATTCGGGTTATACTCATATAAATTATTTGCGTCTATGTCAATAATACCGGCTGCGTAGGCTTTGGTGCCTTTGGTAACGGTAAGCCTTCCTAATGTTCCCATTTTTGAAAAGGCCTGTACAACATAGCTGGTGCGAATGTGTGGGGTGTCCGATATAACTAACGGATTTTGTACCGTGAATCGATCGGTTGACGCTTCGTATATAGGCTTTATATACGTGGGTAATGTGCAATATGATATAATTGATTCAGATATAGCGTTCGGGGCAATTTTATATTTTACATATAAATCGTCTTTTTCCTTTCGTCCTTGTACCTTACAATACCAGGCATTATTCGGGATGTCGCTTGAATTTACCGTGTAGTCTATTATTTCAACATCTGCTACTCCATATAGTTGCGATATATATCTTTGTCCCTTATCATAAAAGGTAATGCCTCCGCCATACGCGTTACCCATCGCCGCACGTACCTGCAGTTCTTTAATACCTTTTATTAAAATATAGTCAGTCGTAATATAAGCAGAATTCGATATTTCTTTTCCTCCTGCTTCTATAAAAATATCGTCTTGATTAAAGTCTTCAGTTGTCAGCTTTAAAGTTCCTTGTGATAATTCTGTAATATCGCGGTGCATTTCGGATAAGCTCATAGATCGAACCACCTGTACAGAAATATCAGTAATTCGAAGTAATGTACAAAGGGCTACCTGCACCACGCCTTCAGTTACTACGAATTCCTTGTCATCTGCTAAACTTTTAAATATGGATTTATCCAATATAAAGTTACCGTTTCTATCATAAGCAGCGACGCAGCAAGCTACATTATTATCGCTTACGATTCCCTTCATAATGATTCGGTCTCCTGTCGATACGCCTATCCCTGTCAGCACTCGGAAATATGCATTATCTACAATCTCCCCGGATTCATCAATCATCAGATTATCAGTAAAATCTGAAATATTATAAAAGTGATTGTCTAATTTATTTATTTCTGAGGCTAATTGATTGCATTTTTTTGTAACGGCCTTCTGGCTGATCGCGGCGTTCGGGCTCGTTCCCAGCTCCTGGGCGAGCGTTCCGTCGAAGCCTCGGAATGGGAGGTCGTTCCATGCTGTTGCTCCGTCTCCTACCTTGTACAGATTCGGGTCGTCGCTTACGATGCCGAGCTCCCCGTCGAGGAGCACTGGGTTTGTTGCGGCCCAGTTTGCCTTTGTGTCGCGGCGCTGTTTCATCTGCGCCTTGATTGTCTTCTTTGCCATATCTCCGTTTGTTTATTTTCCGATGATCTTGATGGTTGTCCTGTTGCTTCGCATCTTGGCACAGGCCTTATACTCAGGGAAGGCCTCCCGGTTCTGTGCCAGGTAATGGAGCGCTTCCGCCATGTAGCTGTCCGCCTGACTGAAGAGTTCCCTGTACTGTCTTTGTCTTTCGGTCTTTTCAGGATCCGCGCTGTATTGGTCGTCTTTGACTACGGCTCCGTATGTGGTCGCCTGGATGTTTCCGTCTCGTACTATGCGCGCCAGGGCGTAGTAGGCGAGCGCTGTCTTGACTCCGGTCAGCAGGTTTTGTCCCTTGCATTTGTCTTCCCAGACGCCGCCCTCGAGCAGGACCTTGAAGCGGTCCTCGGGCGTCTCTTCCATGAGCTTCAAATATAGCGCGTCGCCCAGGCGCGGCTTTATCTCTACGCGCTGCGCCTCTGCGATCATCGCCGCCGCCATGTCTTCGTCTGTCGTGCAAGGTCTCGCCAGGTGGCTTATCTCTTCGTATGTAATCAAGTTTCTCATGCTTGTGCTTTTGTCGGTGTTGTGAGGTCTACGAGTGGAAGGATTGCGAGGTTTGCGTCGTTTGGTTCAGCTGGCAGTGGCTGGGCTGTCGCCCATACCAGCAGGAGCTTTTTATAGCATCGCGTCAGCGCCTTCTGTGTCTTGGTCTGTCTCTTCGCGTAGTCTCTCTCGACGTCCGCGACGAGGGTGCCGCTGAATCCGACCTTACCGTTACGGATTGCAAGCCAGCCCTCCTGTCCGAAGGCTGCGTAGATGCAGTCCTTTATCTCGGCCGCTGTCGCTGTAAATTCCTTGTCGTAATTGTTGCCCTGCATGTTTATGAAGTCGGGCTTCTCTTCCGGTGTCTCGATGGTGATGTCGAGAATCTTGAGGGCTTCTGTGTCTCCCTGGAGCGCCGCGAGGTCCTCTGCGTAGCCTTCGCCGCTGACCTGCGGTTCGAAGTCTGCGTCGTCTCCTGAATTCGGAGCGCCCTGGCTCTTCAATCTTACGAAGGCGCCCGATGGTAAGAAGTTATTTCGAACGTTGCGGTTCATGATGTTGCTGAGTCCTTCGTCGGTGCTCATGTCCGAGAGTACTGCGTGGAACCTCGAGTATGGGTACAGCATGAAGCCTTGGCTCGAATAGTAATATATCTGGCCTTTGTAGAATTGCGGGCCTCCCGCTTCCTGGATCTGGGCCAGTACTATTTCTGGATCCGGATTGAATACGTCGAGGTAGTCTACGGAGTCCGCGTTTATCTTGACCGGTTTGCCGTTTCTGGTCAGCTGTCCGGTCCAGTCTGGGTGCAGCGCTACCTTGCGCACGTTTCCCTCTTCGTCCGGCTCGGCGATGCGGGCGTTCTCGAACGGTACGTGGTGCAGGCTTACGATGCGCGCGTTGATGTCGTAATTTACATGGATTGCGAATCCGTCGTGCATGGCGAGGTCGCTCGAGACCTGCGCGTGTAGGTCTGCGAGTGTTTCGCCGTCAAGGTTTACCACAAAGCCGGCCAAAGGCTCGGACGCGATTCCGCGGCCCTCGATGTAGTCTGTGTATCTCTCGAGGCATCCGTTGCCTGTCTTCGAGTTGAGCACTATATTGCGCACGTTCTGCGGATATAGGTTGTCAGCGTCGTACGACTTGATGCCGAGGTTCTTGATGAATCTCGGGTCAAGTGCGGGCTCCGCCTTTGGCAGTTTTGTCAGCTTCATGGTTTACTCTTCAGGGTTGTCGTTTACAAGTTTAGCAGCAGCCGGTGCGATGTAGTCTTCCGGCACGCGCTCGAATTTCTTTCTTGCCTCTGGGTTCGCCTTCAGGTATGCCTTGGCGATCTTGTCTGTGAGGTTGTGGCGCGAGTACGCCTCGGTCCCGATCCAAATGATTACGCCGGGACGGAGCATGTATTTCTGGTCTTTTGCCATGGTCTGTGTTCGTTTAAGTTTCTGATAAAGCACGATTACTGCGTCCGCGTAGCGGTCCTTGCAGTTGCAGTCTCGTACCTTCTGGCCAGTCTCTTCGAGGTGGATTGCCTCTATGGTCTGGCGGTCTTCGTCGCTGAATACTGAATCGTCCCCACCCGCTACAAGCAGCGAGCGGAGACGGGTCAGCTGTTGCATTGCCTCCTGGTAGTCCATGACGCAATTTATTAGTGGTTACGCTTCGAGAAGCGAATCAAAGAGTGCCTTTCCTGCCTCGTATGTCTCGCCGAGATACATGCGCGATACTGGTGCGGCTGTCTCTGTGAGTGTGTAGAGTCCGCCGCCGTAGTAGTCGCCGTATGCGTTCTCGTCGAGCGCTGTCAAGGTGAGGCCGTTATGGTAGCCGAGAACCTCGAAGGCTGACGCGTGGTCTTTGCCTTTGTCCTTTCTCTCTACGATTGCCACGAATTCGCCGTTAAGAAGTGGATCTACGAACTGGCCGTATACGTCGCGGTCGTTGTTGATGACTGCGATTACGAGGTTCTTTGTCACGCTTCTGTAATATGCGTTATCCTCGAGGGCTGCGTTTGAGCCTGTGAAAGGCTCGCTGCCCATCTGGTGGATTTCGTAGCCGACCTTGCCTTCCTTCAGGCCGAGCGCTGTGATTACGTTCGCGCGCTCGGCTGAGAGGTTGACGTTGTTGAAGTCGATGTCCTCACGGTTGATGAGGATGGCGAGGCGTTCGTAGCCCTTCGCAGGTAGGTTCGCGCAGTCTCCCTTTGGGATTCCCTGCTTGATTATTCCGTTGCAGATGCTCATTTCGTCCTCCTTTTTTGGCTAGATTAGTAAGCGATTGCAGCGTATTCCTCCGCGAGTACAAGCGCGCCGATTGTGTCGGCTGCATAAATGTAGTTCTTGCGGGTTACGTCGTCGAATGTGACCTTGAGGTCTGCGACTGTCTCTCTCGACTTGCTACCGACGCGGAAGTTGCCCTTCGCTCCGTAGATTACGCGGAACGGCTTGTCGTATGCGTCAGCGTTTGTTGCGTTCTTGAGGTACTCCTGGATGATCTCGTCGAACTGCGGAACGGCCACGAGGGTGATGCCCTGATATGTGGTCTTCTGGATGCCGGCGAAGATAGACTCCCACTGGAGCTCGCTGCCCTTGTTGTTCTCCTGGATGTCGAGGTTCAACATGTCAGCGAATGCCTGGGTTACGATGAAAACGCGGTCTGCCATGCGGCGGAGCTTCATCGGTGTGTTGATGATGAGGTTGTTCAGCACGCCTGTTGCTGCGCCTGGCTGGCGCATTGCCTCGTACTGTGCAGCGACGGTTGCCTTGGTGTTCGCGTCGATTGCCACGCGTGTGGTCTTTCCAGCTGTTACGCCCTCGAAGAGCTGCTTGAAAATACCGTCTACGAGGTTGAAGTATTCAGGATCCACGCCGTCTTTGAGTGTGCCTTCCGCCTCTGTGTCTCCGAAGAATGCAAATCGGATCATGAGGTCGCGGATTGCCTGCTCGAGGATTGGGCGTACCACCTGCTCCATGTAGTCGCTGTCGGTGAGGTCTGCCATGTCTGAGCCATTTGCTGCGAAGTGCTCAGCGATGGTGTTCTCGAGCTCCTTGTAGCAGATCTCTTCTGCGATCTCCCACTCTTCGAGTGTCCAGGTCTTCTCTGAAGTCTGCACGAGGTTCTTTGCGTAATCTGGGTCGCATCCCTTGGCCTTCTTACCGAGGAGGCCTGCCTTGCCTACAAAGCCCAGCTTCTTGCCGTTCTCCTGGCCAGGCATGAAGGTGACGAGCTGTCCGAGCTTGTCGTCCTCTACGAGCTCCAAAAAGATGAGCTCGGCGAGTTCCTGCACCGCCCCGTTCTTTGGGGTCAGTGATCTAAAGTCGATTCCTGCCATATCTGTCAGTGTGTTATAGGGTTATTATTCCGATTTCTTGTTGCGCGCGGCGCGTTTTGCCTTGATGGCCTGGAGGTCGCTCGCTGTCTTTGATGCCTTTGGCTCTACGGTCTGCGTGTTGCGCTGACGCTGTGCGGGCTTGTAGTTCGACTGGAGTGTCTTGTCAAGCCATGCCACGCCGCCGGCCTTCTCTACCTTTGCCACGATGCCCTTCTGGTCGTCGCTCATCTGGTTTGCCTCGAGCTCTGCGATGCGTGCCTGGAGCGATGCAATCTCGGCGTCCTTCGCCTCGATCTCGGCCTTGTGTGCTTCGT